TTACGCCGGCCACATCTCGCCACCGCACATGCAGTTGTATGCGCGGACACTCTTTCCAGTTGCAGCGTCGGTTGTGATTCCGTTGAAGCGCAGGGGAGATTTTCCGCAGCGGTCGCAACGCCACGGCCCTGGATGGTGATCCCGGTCACGGAACTTCTGAAGGTGCTTCTTCTCGTCGTAGGTCAGCTGCGGGCTGGCGGTTCCCCTACGGATATAGGCGCGCCCGTCATACTCGCAGTAGGGCACGTCGCGGGGGCGCGTGCCGATCACAATTAAGACCTTCTTGTCGCCAACGTCTTCGACGCGCATTTCAATCTTCGGCTGAGGCTCGAACTTCTGGCTGACGTGATTCGAAATATCGCGCTGCAGCGTGTCGAGATTCGCGTCGCGCATGCCGACCACCTCACCATTGTCAGCGACACCGAGGATTACTCCGCCCACGCCGTCTTGCGTATTCATCATCGCGCATAGATCCTGGTAGGCCTCCTTCTGCATCTTGTTGCCTTCTTTGAACTCTACGGCTTGAGTTTCCCCTTGCTTAATAATGTCTGTGATGTCCATGGTCTCGTTGCGTTTTGGTTGTGTAGTTGTGCCCGGAGGCGTGAATGCTGGGCTAGGCGTTACTGCCCGGTAGTCTTCAATACTTGCTCCACCAACTGACGGACCTTGGACGCAGGCTCCACGACCCCGATTCCGCCGATATTGAGCACCTTCGCAAACAGCTGCGTCACACGGCCGCTTTGAGGGTCCATTGATAGCGCAGGATTCATCTGACCATCAAACACGGGCGCTGCCTCGATCGCATCACCGATCACGATCCCCAGGAAAGTGACACCACCCGTGTCGAGCGCCAGAGTTCCATTACGGGTAAACCCGCTGCGAAAATGGAAAACCGGACCACCACTGTTTCCGTTAAAGACATTGGCATCAATCAGGAAGCGCTTGTCCAGAGGACCGGTCGGATCAATCCAGGAAACGATGCCAGCGCGTGCTATCGGCGTTGTAAGGTAATCCTCACCCAGAATGGCGGGATAGCCGAGTACAAAAATAGAGGCTCCCAAGTACAGATCGTCGGGGCCGGCAAAGATATCTAGCGGAATCGCCTGGATGGCCTTGCCAACGTACTTCGCAAGAGCAGGCGTCAGCGGGATGGCGGCCAAATCGCTACCGTCGGGAAGTGACTGCCAGAGATTCTTGCCGTTCACAACCAAGGGAACGGGCACGCCGAGGTCATTCGCTACCACATCGGTTCCACGTGGGACACGTATCGAAACGACGTCCGGAACGTTGCCCTGTGTCGGTTCGTAGACGACATGCTTTGCGGTAATGATCACGCCGTGATGGCGATCAAGTGCCACGATCACACCTGAACCCATCGTTGCGAACTGCGGTCCTTTACCAGCGTCAATGACCTTACCGATCGAGACAGTCGCGCGGCGAATCGGATCGGTTGCGTCAGGAACGCGCGTTGCGCTGGATTCGGATGGCGTCTGCGCATGTACAAACGCCGTGGCCAAAAATGACGCGACAAGTATTATGCGGCGAAGCATCTTATCCCCGATGGTAGTAGTTTGGATTGTTTGGCGATGCACCAAAAAATGCACTCGCGCAGCTCTGAGAGTGTCAAATGCTGCGCGAAACCCAACTTTAAACTATCGGATCAAAGAAGACGTAGCGGGCGGTGTCTGGGCGGCAAGGTACTAGCCGCCGATGCAGTTGTAGGCGATGCCGTCTGAGCCGTTGCCGGAGAACGTCACGCTGGTGCCCGACGTCTGGTTCACCCGCACCGCGCCGGTCGTCGACGTGTTGTTCGCCGTGCAGACGTAGCTGGATGCCGATGTGAACGCTGCCGCACCGGAGAAGTTGACCGTCACCGAGCCGCCGGACAGGCCGGCTGCACCACTGACCACGTGCGCATGCGCGATGGTCGAGCCGTCCGCCGTGTAGGCCGGCATCGCGCCGTTGTTCGCGGTGACGTTGCCCGTCACGGTCACATTACCCGACGCCGATACGTCACCCGTGACGGCTGCACCATGCTTCATCTGCACCTGACCACTCGAACGGATGATCGCCAGTGTGCAATCGATCAACGCGCCGGCATCGCTGTAGCGGTTGACGCACAGGTTCTCGTTGGCGTTCCCGCCGGTATCGGCACCGTTGTCGACGACGAACTCCCAGCGGTTTGAACCAGCCGAACGCCAGAAGATCGACCGGAAGTTCTGCGCCGGCTGATCCAGCACCAGGTTGTGGAACGTTGCGTCTCCCACCTTCGTGACCGACGCCAGGCTGTTCCCGGCGTAGTCGCGCAGCATCAGGAAGTTGCCCGACGTGTCCGTGCTGCTCGACTGCTGCCCGAAGTACATGTCCTGCGATGCGTAGGACATGAAGCCAGTCTGCGCGTTGCGCACCGACACGCCCGTCATCCACGTGCCTTTGCCGCGCTGGATATCGACGCCGACGCCAGCCGTATAGTTCTGGCCACCGCCCGTGATGAAGATCGCACGCGGAATTGCACCGGGCAGCAGCAGTGGCGCGTTGAAGTTCAGGTCGTACTCGACCATGTTGCCCGACGCGCCCTGGATGTTCATCACATAGTTGACCAGCTCCATGGACATGTCCGGCGACGAACTTGTGCCTGTATTTGCGCCGACGTATTGGCACGCTTGCCAGTTGCGATATGGCACCTGGAACGTCACGCCGGCCGTCGTCGAGCCGGTATAGATGTACGGCGTCTGGTTGCCGTCGACGTAGTCGCGGAAGAACGTGATGGTGCCGTCGCTGTTGACGCTCAAGATGCGGACGGCCCCGACCTGGTCAGTCGGTACATTCGGGAAGCCGGTTACCGGAATGCCGCCAAAGGTCGCGATCAGGCGAAGGCCCGGATACAGGTTCGACGTCGACGAGACGTTGCTGATCTTGCTCTGGCCATTGGTGAGCGTACCGGTAAACGTGAGCGGATAGCCGGTGCCGTCGTCCTGGCCACATTCCCACGTCCAACCGAGCGATGCGCCGCCGAGTGGCGAGCGAAGTGCGCCGAGCCAGTTCTTGTAATACGGGCCACTCGTCACCAGCCACGGGTTCGTGATGGTCGACGTGAACGTGCCGCTGCCCGTGCTCGCGTTGCCGATGCCGGCTCCCTTGAACTTCACGCCGGCATCGAATTGCCAGTTCACCACCTTCGAGCCGGTGTCCGGGTTCGCGCTCAGGTTGTAGCTCTGCCCGTTACTCGGCTGCGGCACGATGACGGTTCCGCCCCACGGCACCGCGTTTTTGGCCGCCTGGAATGCCGGGTAGTCGTCGGTAGTGCCGTCGCCCTTCGCGCCGAAGTCGAGCACATTAACCGTCTGCCGCAGCTTTTGCTGCACGGTCTGTGTGATGGCTCCGGTGCTGCCCTGGCTGTACTGCAGACCCGGGATCGTGGCCGCGCCCATGACGTCCAGATTGTTGGCCTTGAACGTCTGCGCTTGCGCACCGATACCGATTACGATCGCCAATGCAGCAACCGCGAACCGAAAAATCCTCTTCATGAGTGGCGTACTCCTATCAGCTTTGATCACGGGACGATGACGACGCCAGCCGCGTTTTTCCAAACAGTCGGATTCAATGACCATACGGTCAGCATTCCCGCATCAGGATGCATGTGCTGTTGCCCCACGAACGTCCCGGCGGGCACGTCCGTTGACGGTCCAGTCGGAATCGCCTGGGACGTCATGGCCACGATCGCTTTTACGATCTGACCGTTATCGTCAGGATCCAGCGCGATACCGACGTGCGCGCAGATGTTCACCAGCTCGTCCTGGATGCACTGCGCCCAGTCTCGAGTAACGACCGTCCCGAGTGTTCCGGTTGCCGGGTTGCCGGCGTGAAAATTGCCGTCGCTCGAATTGATCTTCTGCATGGTCAGTTACCGCCGGTGTATGCGAAATAGACAAAGGTGTGCGCGGGCTTGAGATCCTGAAACACCGCTTCGAGAACCGGATCTGAGAACGACATCAACCGCTCGCCGACCGCGCTCTGACCGACACGGAAGAAGTAGACGACCTCGGGCGCACCGTCGACGACGACTTCCCACTGATAGACGATGTCGTCGTGGTAAATGGTGTCGCCGATAGCGCTGCTGTCGACGCGAAACGGTTGCGGCTCGACGATCGTGATCGAGTAGCCCAGGCTTTGAGCGAGCTGGATGAAGTACGGAATGGACAGACCGCCCGTTTCGTTCAGCTTCGCGATCACCATCGCGATCCGGTGCTGGATCGTCGCGTTCGGGTCGGGCACGATCGCGAGCAGCCGTTCGTAGTCCGGCAGCAGCGCGAACGCCTCGAAGGGCGTCACGGATTTGGCGATCGCGTCAGCGGCAGTCATCGCCGCGTCGAGCGCATTGCCTTCCGCTACCAACTCGGAATTGATGCGTCGCGCATTCAGGTCATACGCGACAGGAGGCAGCAGCCGGCCGAGCAGGTCCGCGTGTTTCTTCATGGCATCTGTACCAGGGTGACGTTGCGCAGCCTGTACCACTCGACCTTTGTTTCGTCGACCTGCGGTACGATGTTCGCGGCCGGCGCCTGCACGTCGCGGTCGATCACGCCGGCCACGTCGCTGATCACTGCTTCGATGCGGCTCTTCACGATGATGTCGCCTGGCGCGATCGTGCCGTCGTAGGCAACAAGCGCCTTTGTGACGGCCGTTTGCGCATCTCCCAACGAAATGCCGCTGAGTGCGACACCGGAGACGACGTCGTAATAGACGATCGTCGGCTTCAGGACCAGGGAGTTTTTCGCGGTGACGGGCCGCTGATCGTCGATGTGCGCCTGCGCGGCCGCGACGACGTCGTCGGACGGTGCGCCCGTCGCCGACGCGATCACGACGTCGACCGTGCCCGGGCCGCGACGCAGCGGATAAACGTAAGCGGCCGAGACACCCTCGACCTCCATCGCCCACTGCCAGTAGTCGTATCGGTTCCCGCCGGCCGGCGGTCGGCGAATCTTCTGCAGCAGTCGTGCGAGCAAGCTCGCGATTGTCTCGATGTCGGTGCCGTTCGTCATTGTGACGACGGTGACGGTCGCATTTACGTTCGCCGGCGGGACGGTGATCGTGAGTTTGTCGCCCGCCGCGCGATCGCCAGTGGCACCGGCGACGGCCGCGACAGCGTCGACGACGAGCGTACCGTCTGCCCCGATCTTGCCGCCCGTCGTCGTGGTATAGATCGTGCCGTCCTGGTATTTCGCACTCAGACCGCTTGCGACGTCGGTGCCGGCCACGCCCGTAACGATGACCGACCCGGACGAGGCGCGCGCGGCTTTCCGATAGATGCCGCGCAGCCGGGCATGCAGGATGACGTAGTCATCGTCGGCCGTGTCCGGAAAAATCTGCTTGGCGACCCAGAGCTGATGCTGGTACAGCCCTTCGACGGCGCTGCCGACCGCCGACGCTCGCACGAAGTAATCGGAATCGCTTCCGACGTCGGCTTCAGGTTGCAGGTTCTGGATGTCACGCAGCAGCGTGTCGCGGATATCCGCTGCGAGTAGAGTCGGTGCCGGCATCAGGACACCTTCACCGGATGCTTGAAGTGCTGGACGTTCCCGGTCGCATCCTCGACTTGGATCAACAGAAGCAACCAGCCACGCTCACCCGACTCCGACGTGATCGTGATCGAGTTCGCGCGCTTGCTGGTGACCAGGTCGGCCAGCGCCTGGTCTGCATACTGCACTGCGAGTTCGCGCACGCGCGGCGTGTCTTTCTCGCGCTGCAGTTCGTTCAGTCGCGAGCCGAGCGTGTCGTCGCCCCACCATTTGCCAAGCGGTACACACAAGCGAAGATAGACGGCAGTCGCCAGCGACGACGTAGTCGTGCCGGTGTAGTCGCGCGTCATCGGGTCGATAAGGGCATCCATGCCGGCGATTCTGCGGCGCGCGCGCGAGGGGAGATAGCTGAAATACCTCCCCATGAAACCGCCTTTTACTGCGGCGGCTCAGTGATGCTGCCGGTCTCCGGATGGCGGTGACCGAGGAAGCTCTTGCCGCCGATCGTCGCATCTTGCGACATGTTTGTCGCGCCCTCGATGTCGACATTGCTGCGAATTCTAACGCCGTCGCCGCCCTCGACGGACAAGCCGCCTTGCCCCGAGATTTGCTCGGTGACGTTTAGCTGGTGCGTCATGTCGACCTTGGGCGTGTCGTTCGTGATCGACTCGGAGGCGTTGACCTTCATGGTCTTCGTGTTGATCTCGACGCTGTCCTCGGCGTCGATCTTAAGCGTCTTCGTCGTCACCGTCACAACACGGCCACGACCGAGCACAACCGAGTCGCCTTCATCGGTATAGAGTGCGACTTCGCCGGGCTTCAGGTTCTTGAGTCGATACGTACCATGCTCGGTTGCGACGATGATGCCGTGGCTCGTCTTGCCACCGAGCGGCACCACGACCATCATCGAGCCTGCCGGCGGTGCGCTCGTCAGGCCGTAGTGCTGGAACATCTCCAGATCTGGCGTGCTCTCGCCGGCCAACCCTTCACCCTGGGCCATCGCCACCGGGCCATCGGTTGCCACGCCACCCAACACGCCACGGAACGCCTGACGAACACCGGCCAGCATACGGCGCACGCGCTTTTCGACTTCTTCGATCATCGCGACTCCGTCGTGTTGCCGCTCACATCTGTCGTAATGATCGACAGCGGACCGGAAGCCTTCTTATGACGATGTCGACGGCCACTGTGCGGATGCGCATCGAGAATCCAGACACCGTCTTCCTTCAGCGTCATCGTCGTGCGTGCGCCGGCGGAGCTGCCGCCCGTGAACCTGCGACCCATCATGAAATAGATCGCGTCGACGCCGTACTCTTCCCAGATCACGTGCACGCGCTGACCTGGTTTCCACAGCACGCCGTTGCTAGTCCGATGACCTTTGACCTCGGCGCGCAGCGTGTGGGCCTTCAGCGCTGAGTCGGAAATGATCTTGCGTGCACGCGCCTCGACTGCCGCGAGGTTCGGGGCATCATGGTCGACGCGAACCAGTGGCCGATAGACCGGCACGCTCGTATCCTTCACCGTCGCCTTCAGGCCGTTCTTACCCAGCTCGGAGTGCTTGCCGTGCGACTGGCCGAGCACCGTCACGTCGGAATAGCGCTCGGCGATCGATAGATCCTCATCGAACGATTCGACGTTGTTGCCTTGGCCATCGTTGCGCATGATCAGGCTTGCGACCGGTGGCGTGTTGTAGTCGGGGCCACCGATAACGAGCGTGCCGTCCGGTTCGAACCACGGCCACAATCCTTCGCCTTCGGCCGCGTGAACGAGCGCATCCCACGCGCTGTCGCCCGGGTCGACGCTTATCTTGTCCCACGTCGTCTGCGGCTCCGCGCCCGCGTCGATGCGGATCTTGGTGATGCCGAGCGGCCGGACGATACTGGCGACAACCTCGCCGAGCGTGACCTGTTTCGCCGTGAAGATGGGTGCCGAGCAATCGCGCAAGATCGCGGCGAGGTCGCGACCGGTGATCGACAACGATTTCTGCGATCGGCTGGTTCGACGGCGGACGCTGTCGATGTAACCGATCAGAACCGTGTCCTTGCCGACTCGTACCTCGACGGCCGCACCGGACTTCACGGTGTCGGGCATCACGCCGGCGGGCTTCACCAGGCGAACCTCCCACGCGTCGGCCGGCGTCAGCAGATCGGAGTCGATCGAGTATGACGTCCATTTGCTATGCGTCTTGCCGCCGATCAGCAGCGACACGGTGTTATCGGGCGTAGGCACGGAGCACGTCTCCCGGCTGGATGAAGTTCGGGTTGCGGATGCCCGGGTTCAGACGCAGCAGCTCCGCAGATCGCGTGTAGTCGCCATACCAGCGGAACGCGATCAGCGTCAGATTGCTCGGCATATCGATCGAGCGCGAGACGATCGGCGGCAACGCGTCGATCACGCCTACGGCGAGTTGCTGCACCAACAGCGCCACGTCCTTTAACGGTTCTGTAACGGGTCGCGATGCGTCGATCGCGGCAGCGGCGCGTACCTCGGTCATCGCGTCTTCGATAAACGTGCGCGTATCGTTCGTGATCTGCTCGACCTGGTCGGGCGTGAGCGTTGGCGCGTCCACCTCGTTCGCGAGCACGTCGGACGCGACGCTGGCCATCGTCGTAGCCACAACAACCTTCGTCAGCGCCGTGACGAGCTGGACGTCGGCCGGATCAGCGAGCGCGATCTTCGGGCGCGGCGGCGAATACGGCGCAGTTGGATCGGTCGGCGTCGACGTCGATCCGGAAGGGGATGTCGTCGCGCCCGGGATCGTGATCGGTTGGCTGTTTGCCGCTGCGGCCGGCAGTTTCACAATCGTCTGCATCTGCTCGGTCAGACCGTTCCAGTCCGACATCACGATGCCGGTGTCGAACGAGCGAAAGTCCGTCATGCCGCTGACCAGGCCGACGAGATCCGATGCGAACGCGGCCGGGAAATTGATGTAGTCGAGCAGTGACGTTTGAAAGCCCGTGACCAGACTGCGGATCGGTCCGAGCGTCTCGCTCAACACATCGCGCAGCGCGTTCAGCCGACGCAGGCCGGCTTTGGCCGTCTGCAGCGCGCCGAGCGCCGTCGCGAACATGGAAGAGCCGGCAGACTGCGCAGTGTCGGCGGCCTGCGCCGTCGCATCCGCCTTTTGGTTCGTGAGTTGCTCGACAAAAAACGGATTCCCTGGCGTGGCCTTCGAGAACCGCATTTCGACGACGCACGAGTCGGGACTGTCGGCGTCGTGGAGTACCCAGGAATCTACTCGTCGTTCCCGATGGTCGGCATTCGCCGACCTCACGGCAAGACTGGTCTGGCTGGCACGGTCCGTAGCTGGTTCGGAGATGGGCGGGAGGACCCATTTAAAACGGCGCAGCAGGACTTGGCTGACCTCAGCAAGCGTCTCCCTGGACTAGTACCAGACGCGGCGGGTCTATCCCTGAAGCGCCCGGACCGCACCGGCTTATCTGAGATTCACGACTCTCTGGACAACCCAATCATTCTCCATGCGGGGCAGAAGATCGCGATTCTGGGTAAGGAAGCGGAGGTGGACGAGCTGCCCGTCGACCCGAACAATCCCGACATGGCTTTGCATGAAGTACAGCAGCGCCGTGGCGGCGGGCAGGTCCGTGCCGAGGTTCCAGCAGACCCCAAGGAGGCTGCGAAGTTTTTCAAGGACAACCTGCCTCCCGGCGTGTTCGCGGTGTACGACCGGGACCACAACCACTACACGCTCAACTATGGATTCCGTCTCCAGATCGATTCATTCCGGGATCTTCCGAAAATCATGTCCAAGTTGTCGGCAAACCTGGCGAAACGCCGCGAAGTCCAAGCACGGTACGACGCGGCGCAAGTAGTTCGGGCAGAGCGAGCGCCGGTAGGTGCGGGGGCCCCAATCGCTGAGGTTGCACCCGCCAGGTAA